TCTTGGAAAATACCTTTGATAATGTTTTTATCAAAATCAAATTCTGCTTCGTCAATATAACGATTTAGAATTGACATTGTATTTTCTTCTTCATCAATTTCAAAATCTTCACTTTCTTGAATATCAAAGTTTTCAACAATTTTAAGATCTTGAACACCTACGGTGTAAAGTTTGTCAATGAATTTTTCAAAGTCTTTTGGTTTGGTCTTCTTACGAACAATTACCTTGACAATTTTATTTTCATAATCTGTAGCATCAAACATTTGATACGGAGTATCTTCATAGTAGATGTTATAGAATAATTTATAAGGATTGTTAATTGAAGTATGCTCTAGTGTTTCCGTATCAAAAATATGAAAACCACGAGTATCATTTACATCCGTCCAGTACATCTCATAAGGATTACCAAGATAGAAAATACGTCCATTATCAGAACGAGTGTGGTAATGACCAGAAAATACCTTTGTGAACTTTGAAAAAATATTCGAATCCAGTCCATGTTCCTCCATAATCAGATTCCGATTCACACGAAACCCTTGAAGTTCTAAATGACCCATTGCGACTTTTGCCTTGGACTTTTTAATTTGATCTAGGGTCTTTTCTTGATTTTCTTGATTAATCCAAGGTAAGAACAAAATCTTAAGACCACCGATCGTTGCTTCAGTTGCCCCACTATAGGTTCTAATATTAGAATAAGTCTGAAGAAGAAGTCCTGGAGAATTTACACTATTAGTATTCTTATAGTATGTGTCGTGATTACCAATGATCATATGAACATCATAATCCTTGAGAGAATCAAACACAACACGTTTTGACCACTCCAGACTTTGATAATCAATTGACTTGCGACTATCAAAGGCATCACCCATATGAATGACTGTCTCTACCCCGTGTTCTTCAAGGGCAGGAAAGAAAACATTCTTATAGAAGAGTTCAAAATAATCATGAATATACTTTGATCCCTTTTTACACCCATAGTGTGTGTCTGTGATAATAGCAACCTTCATCGGTTCTTGTAAGAAATGTTGTCTTTGATCGTATTATAGTCTGAATTGCTTCCAGAAAGCAAGTTGTCATCAATCATCATAACCTCATCAAAACCAGTTCGTTCAATGATCTTGGTTTTGATTTCCAGTTGCTTCTTCTCTTTCTGAATACGACGGAGAAAAGCGTAGTGAATAATTTGTGTAAAATAAGCAAATGGGTTCTGAGATCTTTCTGGATTAAAGTTATGAATATACTGAACACAGTTTTCAATACCATCAGAAATCATATCATCCCGAAACATATAATTCACAAAGTTCGGTTTGTATGATAAATGAGTCGCAATCTTCAGAAAACACTCTCCCAAGTAATTTGTAATACGCGGTTTAGGAAGACCTGCTTCTTTAGCGGCAGCAACCTTTGTGCGATAGACAATCAGTGCTTCTAATAATTCTTTGTTATTTACATAGTGTTCTGATTTCTTCTTGGGCATAGCATCGGACTCATTAAATATATGATTTACTTATTATACCATACATTCGGAGGCTTGACAACATTTGAAAATATGTGTAGACTAGGTTTGTCTCCTTTGAAGATGAGAACTAGCTTTCTTTAAGACCTTTAAAGATTCTTTCAAGATTCTTGCGAGCATCTTCTACACTAGCAACGTAACCCATCTTGTTTGATACTTTAACTTGACCTGTTGGTTTATAAAGTTCAATACTATCATCATCTCCATCATTAATATAAGAATCATAGACTTGAATGACTTTAGGATCCTTTGTTTCAGTCATAGTAATGACTCTATCAAGTCTAATGATAAAGATATCATCATCAGATAATTCCATCCAGGATTTTACTTTGATATAAGATCCTGTTGAAGAATGAATCATTTTCATAATTACTGGGTTTTGAAGAATAATCAAAGGATCTCCATCGTTTTCATCAACTGAAACGAGTGAGAGAATTTCTTCCCCTGATATTAGTTTTATAATTGCGTAAAACTCTTCTCCCATTAGTTTTTAAGCGGTATGTTTACAATATCATAATTAAAGTTTTCTTCGTTATAAACTTTGATTCTTTCGATTAGGTGATTGAGTGTGTAATTTTTTCTTGACTTATAACTGATATCATCGGCAATGTCATATAGAGTTGCTTTTGTCTTATTGTCGCTTTTTCTTAAGACTCTTCCGATTGATTGGAGGTTTCTGATTCTTGATTTACTAGGGGAAGCAAAGATAACATTATGTAGATTTCTAATGTTGATACCAGTAGAAAAAGTCCCGTAAGAAGCAACGATGATAGCATTGTTTTCTTTCTCAGTAATTTCTCTGACTTTTTCTCGGTCCTCAGTATCTACACCACCATGAACAAAGAACACGTGGCGACCTTCAGCGATGCTATTATTTATCAATTCATATAAAGGTTGTCCGTGACCTTCAACTCTAGAAAATAGAATTAGAGTATTACCTTTAAGATCAAGTGCCAGATTCTTGATGAACTTATTGCGTTTTTCGTGATTGATGATATACTGAACTTCTTCCTCAAACGTTTCAAACTTATTTGGTGGGTGTTTCAGCAAAAGAATATTAATATCCAGTTTGGCAACATGACCCTTCTGCATCAGTTCTTCTGTTCTGATGATCTTATATGAAGGACCAAACAAACCTTCTAAAACCCACTTGTGCGTTTGTGTGCCATCCAGCGTGCCTGTAAAACCATAACGAAATTTAGCATCAGAAAGTTTTGTCATTATAGATACTAATGACTTTGATTTAAACTGGTGTGCTTCATCTCCTACGACCACATTGAATCTTGAAAAGTATTGACGGGGAAGTTTGTAGATGGATTGCCAGGTAGTGATAATCACCTGAGAGTCCGTTTCTCTTTCTTTCCCCGCATATATCTTGTGGCAAAATGAACCCACATCCCACCCATAATCTGCAAAGTCTTTATACATCTGTTCTACAAGCGATGTCGTCGGAACGACTATCAGAGTATTTTGTCCTTTCTCAACGTAATATCTCACAATCGAATATATCATCAACGACTTTCCGGAGGCAGTTGGAGATATCAACAACTTTCGATTATGTTTTAAAGCGTCGTATACTCCCTCAACTTGGTACTCGCGGGGAGAATACTTGCAAATAGAAGTCATATAATCTTTTACACCTTCCTTTGAAATCATCTCATTGACTTCAAAAGGAAGACCATAAAACTTATTGTTCACAAACTCATAAGTATAATCATGATTTTCACAGAAACGTGTGAGTTTATCTAGAAGACCAATATAGATCTCACCAGTCTGCGTATTGAATAAGCGTATTTTCCCGTCCCAGTGTCTGTTACGAAACTGGGGCATAAATTTGGCGCCTGGTACGTCAAATGTGAACTGATCCGCAAGTTCATAATAGACATGAGGTTCTGCCTTTACCTGAAGATATACCTCATTCTTTTTCGATATAACCAAATGTGACATACGTTCATATCAATACAAAAATATTTATTGGCAATAAAAAACGGGGTCAATTAAACCCCGCTTGGAACCTATGCCATTCAATAGCATTTTTAATTTGATATGTTCGATTAGAAATTGTCTTAATAACTTCCTCAAGAAATTTAAGCATAATGTCATAATATCTGATCTTGAGTTCTACTTTACTTAACTTCTCATCGCCATCCATATGCCTCTGTAATGCTTCTTTGTCACGAACTTTATATGGGAATGGTTCTTCTTCGTAGACCTCTATAGGCGCCTTTCCTGTGTAGTAGTTATAGCGTTCAAGTTTAACTCTATTGTATGCTTCTCTTGCCTTTTCTCTTAACAGAGTGATTGTATTATAGATTGTATAATACTTGGCATGAAGTTGGGGGATTTTTAAAGATTCATCGTGTAAATTATCAGGGTCAATGACAGAATCTCTCTGCCACATCTCCTGAATTTCATCAAGATTCATAGGGGTTCGCCGTTTGTGTCAACGATATTATAGACAGTATATTTAAAAATTACTTCTGCTGTAAAATACTGAATATCTGATACTGTAGCATCAAACTCCAGTGATGTCAATGAAACGGGAAATAGATCCTTAAATTTTACGTTTGCAGTGGTTCTGTAGTTTGAATTTAAGATGCTTAAAGATCCATCACTATACTGATCTTTTAAATCACGAATACCATCATCATTTGTGGTTAAATCTTTAAATTGTTGCGTGGTTTCTGGAAATCCTAATCCAGTAATCCAATTATGAATTGACATATAGTTTTCAAGATTTTCATCAACTAGAAAACTTAATGTAAAATCACCATAAGAAATTTTTTCTCCAGGAACATCCAAATCTTTTAGATAAGATGGTTGAATGGCAGTTCCAAGATTTAATTCTGGTATTCTTGCAGTGTTACAAAAAAATGAAACTTTTGGATACTTTGCTAGAGTAAATTTAAATCCAACCGGAGATAAAAAGTTTCTATTTTGTATCTGATTACCAAATGCTGATGCCATTTTTATTTTTATTTAGATAAAAAAAGAGACCCTTTCGGGTCTCTTGAATGGAATTGTGATCCCGTGATCACATGAGGTTTGCAACCTTGACTCTTCTGTAGTAAACGTTTGAGTTTCTCTCCAGAACACCAGGATTGGTGAGGGTAGCACCTTTTGCAAATGGGTTGGCAACAATTCCGTAACGGGTCTTGAAGCCAATTTTTGGCTGGAAGGTGTTCTCGCCAACAGCACGTACCATCTGTAGAGGTACATATGGGCAATAGAACAGACCAGCATCATAAGGTGAAGAACCCTTATAACCAACAACGTAGTACTGGTTTGCAGAGTTGTTAGCAGCGTATGGGTCAATGTATACGCGGAACTTACCAGCAAGAACACCAGCGAAGGTGTTACCAGTGTCATCAACGTTGAGGTTAGCGTTGAGTGCAGGGGTGTAGTCCAGAACACCAGCCATGGTGAGTGCCGAAGCAACGTCAGCAGAGCAGAGGACCATGTTGCCCTTTCCTCTACGAGTTCTTTGAGCGATCTGGTTAGCATCACGCTCGATCTGGAAGATCAGACCCTTGAACTTCTCAACTGACCAACGACCGTTGGAGTCAACGTCAAGGTCAAAAGTACCAGCAGTTGCTGTGTTGATTGAAGCACCAGTTTCAGCAACGTTGTAGATGGTACGGATGACTTCACGGTTGATTTCAGCAAGAATCTCTGTTGAGAGAATATTTGCCAATTCTGCTTCAGCATTCAGACCGTGAATTGCCTTGAGGTCTTGAGCGAGTTCTAATGAGTACTCAGCTTTCAGAGCTCTTGACTTTGCAGTAACGGTGACTTTCTCGATCGAGAATGCCATCTCGTTGAAAGCAGGACCACCACCAAGGTTCTCTGCCTCATCGGTACGCATACCCTGACCTACGTTGTAGGTAGTAGCAGTTGCGCTTCCGATTGGGTTGAGGAGACCAGGGTTGGTTCCTTGCTGTGCGGTAGTACCAAGACCAACGCTACCATCAACCCAACCATCGGTTTCAGCGAAGGTTGCGCCCTGACCAGAATATGCTGAATCTACTTCGTTGTAGAAAGCTTCTGAACCAGTTTGATTGGTGTAGCGTGAACGCATTGCGAAGATGAGTCCAGTAGGACCGTTCATTGGTTGAACGCCAGCCAGGTCATAAGCAACCAGGTTAGGCATTGCACGTCTGATCAGTGAGATCAGAACAGGGTCAAAACCAGCAACAGGTGAAGAAGCACCAGCTGAGAATCCAGCATTGGATCCGGTATTGGTATTGACGGTTGGGGTTTCGTAAAGGAACTCACGCTCTTCGCGGAGTGCTCTTTCTTGGTTCTCCAGGAGAACGGCAGTTACCATTCTACGATGTGAATCTCTGATTGGATCGAGACCTTCGTAGTCTAGAAGGGGTGCCCACTTCTCCTGCAGATGTTCTTGGTTGAACATTTGCATTTGATCTTACCTCTTTTGAAAGTTTAGTTTGAATTTATAATCTAAAAATCACTTTTTAGAAACTCTATTCAGAGTCTGAAGATATGACTCCATTAAACCAGAAACTGGTTGATAATTGGAGGACGAGTTTTCTTCAGAGAGATTCTCTGAATTGTCTCTTTGAGTACCAGCGTTTGTTGGGAAATATGATTCCCTCAACGTTACTAGCTTCTCACGATAGTCTGCTTCACTTTCAAACTCAACATTTTCAGCAAGAGAAGCGAGTTTGTCCTTCTGAGAAAGTGCTAGACCCTCAGTGACTTCTGCAAAGATTACATCGGCAACTGACTCGGCTAATCTTCTATTCAGAGCAACATTTCTTTCGATTTGCTCGTTGAGTTTTGCTTCCATTTCATCAAGTTTATCTACCATGCTCTCGATGACATCATATTTATCTTCAGGGATTGTTACATAATGATCTTCAAAAAGACCCTTCATTCCAGCAAGGAATGATTCGGTCATTTCGGTCTTAAGACCGTGCTCAACTGCGAGTGCGTTTTCTTGGAACCACTCGTCAGCAACATACTCAAGGTATGCGTCAACTCTATCGGTTAACTCTTCTTTGATTCCTTGTACTTGCTCAACCAAAGACTCCTCATATTGACCTTGGAGTTGCTCTTTAATTTCAGCAACTCTGGTTTTGATAGCAGCTTCAAAAATGGTACGTGCTTTTTCTTGGAACTCTTCGGAAAGTTCTTCGCCTTCTAGAAGAGCATTTACATCCTCCTCTACGTTGAACTCTTCCTCAACTTCCTCTTCACCTTCTTCTGCTTCGGTTTCTAGAACCTCTTCAGCCTCTAGATCCTCTTCAGTGGCTTCCTCTTCCTCGTCCTCCGCTTCCTCTGACATTTTCTTCATAGGATCAGCGGACTTGGCACCTTTATTGACAACATTCTTCACTTGAGAAAGTGTCGCGCCAGGCTCTTTGAGTTTGGCCGAGTCGTCATCTGCTCTATAATTCTCTGGAGTAGGACCGCCAAGATCTTCCCAAGTGCCGGTTTGACCATCAGGAATGCCTGTAGTCAGCTTTGGCATTGGCTCGGCTGGTTTTGCTCCTTTGGTTACTACGTTTTCCATTTCTTGTAAATTGCTACCAACGGACATTTGTTTTAGATCTTTGATATAATCTATATTTATTTATAAATTATAGATTTGATAAAAATTCATTGAAGAGATTTAACTTATGCTCTTCAAGTCTTTTTTGATCAATAAGAGTATTAATTCTCTTTTGGGTTTGCTCGGCAAGTCTTTCACGAAGAATACCACCTTCCCAAACCCACTCTTTACCTTCCATAATTCCCTGAACAAAAGCATCAGGAGCAGAAGGGTCGGCAACGATATCAGCAGCGGTTGCTAGCATAAAATCTTCGCCAACAATTTTGTGACCTTCATTGGTCATCTTGAGTGAACCAACACCACGAGAAGAAACTCCAAGGGTAACTCCTTCACCAATCAATGATTTGGCGATTTTACCCATAGGAGTTTCAAGAAGTTGTGCCTTACCTTTAAAATTATTTCCCTCTTGAGTGAGTGAAACAATCTTATGAGAAACACGATCAAGGTTTACGGTTGGTCCATCTGGATGACCGAGTTCACCTAAAGCACGACCCTTTTGAATAAAACTCTCATCATATCTTTTTACTTCACGTGAAAGAGTTTCCATAGGATACATTCTACCATTTCTATTGCAGATGTTTCCTTGGAGGAAAACACCTTCAATATACATTTTTTTGGCAGTTCCTTTACCTTCTACGATAAATTCTACTTTTTGAATTTCTTCTGTGATGAGTTTCATTAGAGGGAATTTGTAATTTGAACTTCGGTAATATGAGTAACACCACTTGAATTTGTGGCGACTTTGACTGCTTTTCTTATTTCAGCACTACTTGTTGCTGTAATAACACCAGTAATTGATGATGTATTCCAGTTTAAAACAATTCTATCTGACTGATATCCATTTCTTGGATCAGTATTTAGAACGCTTGAAACTTGGGCAAATGTTGTATTGATTCCTGCTGGTTGAATACCAGTCAGAGCAACAAAATCACCAACACTAACGCAAGAACCAGTTCCACCGGGTAAACTAATTGTAGTAGTAGTC